TGGAACAAAATTATCAATATCAAGATAAGATTTGTCATATTTAGATTTAATGTTGTTAAATATCCTGCTTTCAAATTCTAAAAGCAAGTTATCTCTATAATCTTTCCATGCTTTAACTAAACTTCCATCATGCCCTTGTATCATTGCTATACCAGGAACATGTTCTTCATAATCAAAAGTATCTTGCCCGCCTAGAGTAGTTCCAGTTACAGGGGCATAAAAAATCTTATTCAATCCTTTAAATTGTATTTTAATACTTAAAGAATTTGTATCAGCGTTTTCTGCTTGTTTTTTATTGTTATATAACGGATAAAACCAACCAGACTTTCCAACTTGATCACTAAAAGTATCAATTTCTCCATATACTTTAAAAGGGCTAGATGTTGTATTAGCATCTGTTGATATAAAAGTATCATTAATAACTATCTGTGGTTGAAATTTAGGATACAACCCTAGTTTGGTTGGAGTAGGTGGAATATAACTACCATCAGTGTTGCTATATTCATAAATTTCAATTATATCACCTTCTTTCTGGTAGCTTTCGATTATTACAAATCCACCATTATCAAACGTATAATCAATTTCGTTTAATAATTGTTTACCGTTTAAGTAAATTAAAACACTTTGAGCTGTAAGTTCAGTTAATGTAAATTTTTCTGATAATGCATAATATTTTGTTCTAGGATCTAAAACTTCATATTCAATTCTATTTTTTAAATTTCCAATTGGAAGCATATCAGAAAAATAAAATGGTTGTGTTTTAATTTTATCTTTATTAATTTGTTTTAATATATTATCAACATGAATCCTAGTAGGACCATCAAATCCTAAATTAGTTGCAGTTTCTACAAATACTCTTTTAAATCTCGAATATTCATTTTTACTATTTTCGATTGCCTTAACAATGTTATACTCTTTATTTGTAACATGATAAAGAGGTAAATTATTTGGGCCGCTGTGTTTTACAAAACGTTTACCAAATATTCCTACATTTCCTAAATCTCTAATATTACTAACACCGGGATGTATTCCATTAAATCCTGGAATATCTTCTATCATAGTATTAACATGATCAATAACACTACCTAATGTAAATTCAGTAATTTCTTCATTAAGAGGATTGCGTTCATGGTTTATTGGAATTTCATAATGTCCATTTACATTTTTAGGCTGACTACTAGTTGTCTTTATAATAACTATATCATCAATTTCGGTATCATTATTAAATGTTATAAACGCACGTTTGTTTATTCTATTAATTTCATAATCAATATTGCTAATTTGGAATTTACCGTTTAGAAAAACCGATGTTTTTAAATCAATTAATTCACCTGCGTTTTCATATACATCAATTTCAAAATTGTTATTAATTTCTGCTGTTGAAACATACTGGCGTAAAACCTTTTGAGTAGTTTCAACAGGAATACTTGACCAACCGTTAACCCAAGTGTATGTATTAAGATCAGAATATTTTCTTAAATTTGATGTATCAGTACTAATTTCAATTGTGTCATCATCTTGCTGGATTATAAATTTATCTGTTAGTAGATTAAATTCAAATACAATATCACCACTATTTTCTAAATTTCTATAAGTTAATGGGAATCCTAATTCTGTATCAGAAACACCTGATCCTTCTTTATAAGAAAAAATCTTAGTTCCGCTAAATGTAGTACTATCGAATATTGTAGGATCAGCATATTCGTTTCCTTGAGGACAGCACAAATCAAACATAGGTGGCTGATTTGTTTTAGTTTTTATTTGCGAAAGTTTCCATTCACTACCTGTATAATGGAAAGTTTTTCCAGAATAATTAGAACCTTGTTTAACAAATACAACCTCATTTTCAATTGGATCTGTGTCGGCTGTTTCTATTAAACTTAGTAATGAATCGTTGCCAATAGTTATACGTTTTACAGTATAAATTTTTCCTTTAACTAATATATCTGTGTCAGCAGTAAATAGTACTCTCATACCTTGAGCAAGTTCTACACCGTCAACATTATAACCTAATGCTCCTTCAATTGTACTAAAAACATCTTTAGTAGAAGTGTCAATAAGATCTACATCTTGTTTTGACCCTGTACCATAGTTATATAACTTTAACCCTGCTTCAAATTCAATAATAGGTCTTCTTGCACGGTGATTTTCATCAACTGCAACAGGTTGATTGTTAACTTTTAATGCATATTCAATTATGTCTCTATGAAACCATCTATTGTATCTAGTCCAAGGATTTCTATCTTGACTTGCTCTGTTAATAACAATGTAATCTCTAGTTCCAGGATATGCACTAGCATTTTCAAAAGGTAGTACATCGTATTCATTATTTCCATAAGGTACTAAATTAGGATCAGTATATGTGGCAGGAATTACTAAGTCGTTTTCGTTAATAAGTTGAATTTCTGTTCCAACACCTTCAACATAATAGTATCCATTTTCGTATTTTGCCGGTGCAGTATTTCCTTGGAACTCAACTTTCATTCCATTTGAAAGTTGTACTCCGTTTGCACTTTTGTATGTTTTCTTGCCAATAATATCTGATTCTACATCTAAGAAAGTATTTTCTTCAATATCATATATTTTTACTCTGCCGCTAACATCAACATCGTTGCGACTAATATAGAATAAATTGTTAGGTGCATTTACTGGAATAGTAAATTCAATTACACCTTTTTCAATATAAACGTTTGCAACTTCTTCTCCTGCTTCGCCTAATTTTCTAATTCCATCAGGATAAAGAGTTGAAACATTTTCATCTTCATCAAATGTTACGCTGCCGCTGCTAGGTAGTACAATGTACTCACCTGTATCGTAGTCGTTGCCGTAAAGTTGTGCATCAAATAAACCCGGGGCCTTTACACCTTCAGACCCTGCAACAATTATTGCATTTCCTGGCGTAAACGATCTCGAAATTGCAAACGCCATAGGGTGTTCAGGAGTGTCAATTTCAAAACGATATGTTTGGCCTCTATAAAGTTTTAGTGTTGGGTTTGCTGTTTTTCCATCAGGTGTAAATAGATAAGAAACATTGTCTCCATTATCTACCAAAGTTACTGTATATGTACTAACAACTTCTCTTCCTTGGCCTCTAACAGGAACACTTAAAGGACCAGTGGGCATCCAATAGTATTCACGGAAATTAGCAAACTTGTCCCAATCAATATGAGGGTTCCATGGATACGAAATTTGATTGTTTATTTTACTGTGATCTTCTGTATTAGCACCAAAATTTGTGAGCTGATTAATATAATCATTGTAATCTTTATAAAACGTTACATTGTCTAAGTCATCTTTAATTACAACAGCAGGTTCAAACTGGTATGCTTGTCGCTGATCTGTAACATCATTTACATAAGTGTCGCCCACTTTATAAGCCTTAGCAATAGTCCTGCCAAAGAAGCTATTAATTTTTTCAGCTACACCAGGTTGTACTAATTGATCTAATGTAGATTGTAAGAATTTTTTATTTGCTTCTGTTCTAAAGAAACGAGGTAACAAATCTGAAGAAGCTCTTTTATTATTTCCTGGAGTTGGTAGAGCTGATTCTGTTTGATTTATTTGAGACATTGTTAGTATGAACCTCCGCTAGAACTTTGTACTCCACTAGTACTGCTTGATACGCTTGTAATTACAGTACCGCTTGACTGTAAGTTTGATGCTGTGATTTCGTCAACTATTTCAACGTCTGCTACAGTTGCAGCGTTGATGAATATTTCATCAGATTCTGATTTTATTTCAAACAAACTACCAAAAGTTTGACTTGTTTGTTTTGGAACAATTACTATGCTGACTAGTTCTGGTGATAAGCTATTCATTACATACGCACTAAGTTCTTGGAAATAAAATGTATCTCCAAAATTCCAATATTCAATACTAAAAAATCTATTAACTGAATCGATAACGTTTGCTTTTAATTCATTGTTATTAATAGTTAGTCCTGGATTTTTTACTATTTTAAATGTAACTTGTAAATCTTCTCTAGCTTTACTTCCAAACAGCATTTTATACTTAACTGGATGATAAATTACTTCATCACTAATTGATTTGATTTTCGCAATATCACTTCCGTAACTTCTATACAATTGATCACTGCTAGGAGGTAATGGTTTTGTAGGTATTGTGCCGTTTAAATATTTTCTATATTGTGTATCATAATTCTTAGTTAACAGGTATACATCAATAATATTTGAAGATCCTGGATCAATTCTGTAATTACTATCGGCAACATGCACATAATGAAATTTTAATCCACTACGTCCAGTAAACGCTTTATATTCGCTTGTAATGTCTATACTATTATTAACTTTGTCTATTTGTTTAAATACTGCTTCATCAACTAGATAAAATACTTGATTATTATTATCATATAACGTCCAAGAACCTATAGTTGATTCATTTTGTTTGATAATAATTTCGTTATTAGAATTATCAAAATATTTGTAATCTTCAACACCGTCTGAAGTTGTATATCTTTGTTGGAAGATTATTTTACTATTAGGACTAACTGTTGGAGCTACTATGTCATCAAATAGATCAGGATTATCAATTATACCGTCATCGTCTTGATCAAAGAACTTAACTTGTATTTTTCTAGTGTCAACATAACCATCTGCATCTCTATAAGCATCTGTTATAGACCATTTATAATCTTGAGTAAATGGGTTAAGACTATCTGGTGCTCTGTTAATATTTAATACTTCAATTTTGTCTTTAATAAGTTGACCAGATTTTGGATCATAAATTTTGTCAGCACTATCAAAGAAAAATCTTATTTCATCTTTACTTTCAAATATGTATCTTAAACCTCTGTAAGTAATAGTGTAAGTATCTCCATTGGTTTTAAAATAAAGCAACCAACTTGAATCTAAATTTTGTCCATTTGTATCGCCTGCCTTACCTACACTAAAATCATTATTTGTGTTAATATTTTCTGCTGTTATTAACTTCCACTGTCTGTCTGACTGATCATATCGTAAAGCATAATCTTTGTATGCAAATGTTCTATCAATAATTTGTGCTTTAATATCGTCTATTAAAATTCTTGATAGTTTCGGTATTAGTGATGATAATATAGCACCTTCAGGAATATAATCATTAAACACTACTGGGCCCGAACCATTGTTTTCTAAAGTTGTTCCGTCACTGTATACACTTATTACTTTAGACCATTTATATGTACTAATACCTAGCAAAGATGCATCAGTTGTTAATGAGCCGTCTTCTTTAAAATATTGTACATTTCCTGATGAGTCAACAGGTGCAATAAATTTACACAATGTACCTGGTTCAAAAAATCTTAAACTATTTGCAGTATAAGAGCCTAACGTAAATTTAATACCTTCATTGTGGAAAAATCCAGTTGTTCTATTTGTAGCAGATGTTGTTAAATTCCACGCTGCTCCTAAATCTTCAACAATTACTTTATTGTATTTTGACAAGTAAAAATTCATTGTATCTGTATTTGAAAGTAACGGTTCAATTATATTGTAAATTGCTCCTTCAATATCACTTTGTGTTACAAAACTAAAACTTGTTTTATTTGTATATTCTTCTTTATATACAATTCCGTCATCAGCAAACAAACTTGTGTTAGAATATTTTCCGCTAGGATCTTTAAGATCATAGTATCTACTAATTCCGCTTGCAATTCTATTGACAGATTTTGTTTTAATGATATCTTGACTAATACCTAAAGGACCAATATTATAATCTTCTGCTGTTATTAATCTATTTTGAGTATAATATGTTGCAGGTGCATTTTGTTTAACGTCTATATCAGATTCAGTAGTTGTTCCATTACTTACAGTTTGTTTTAAACTTAATCCAATTGTAAGAACTTCTGCTGTATTATTTTTACTAATATAAGGTATTTCAATAGAAATGTTAGTTAATGAACTAGGATTAATAATAATGTTTCTATTTGCACTAGTTCTATAATATATTTTAAAGTTACCAGACGGTAAGTTGCCAAAGATACCGTCGCTGAATACAAGATTAATTCTGTCTTCAATTCTAGATGTTACAGCATAAACATTTCTTACACCCTTAAACAAACTATTATAGATAATGTTATTACCTTCGACTGCTTCTAGTTTATTCCAAAGTGCATTTTCAAAACCATTTGAATCTACACTATAAAGCCAAACATCTGAATTGTTAATGTTTATTGAATCAATTGCTACTGTTTGGTTTGGTGTTGGATTGTCTATTCCAAATGTTCCGGTATCTAAACGTCCTTGACGGAAATGCATAAAAAATCCGCTATTAGATGAACCTGCTCCTTGACCGTTGTCTCTGTAAAGTATAGTAGGATTATTACCAGGCAATGGCGGCTCTTCGACGATATTTCCATTTTCAATATTTGAACTAGTAACTTCAAAACGTGTGCTTACACCTTCTACATTTCTTGTAAAAGGAAATATAGGTACATCAGTATTAGTTGCATTAAAACGGTATACTTCTGTAGAAACACCAGAAATTACTTCTGAGTTAACCGGGCGGCCAAATGTTCCATTTACAGGAAGTGCAGCATTCATAATTTTAATAAATTGTTCAAGATAGTTAGTGTTTGATCTATCATTCCATAAAATTGTTAAACCTGCTAAATTTAAACCAGTACTATCAATTACAGTTTCAGTAGTTTTAACTGTATCAACTTTTAGTAAACCGTTTGCTGCTTGGTTACGTGTTACATTATAAGACAACAAACGTGCAAGACGTAGTATACTTTCTCTACGTTCTGCTGTTTCGAGGAAGTTTTCTCTAGCGTTTAAATCAATACGGAATGATAAGTTTTGCCCGAGGAAAGCAATCATATCAATTAGTGCAAGATATTCACTTGACTCAATGTAATCGTTAAAATCTTCTGGATAGTTTTGACGCAGATAGTTAATCATCGTGCGACGAAGGTTGTCAAAATCGTAACTCTGGAAATCAGCGTTACGGAAAGATTGGTAAATTGCTTTCCAATCTTCTGTTACTAAAAGTCTTGATTGTCTGTCAGTTGAAGACATATTCCGTTTCCTCGTTTATATTAGATATTTATCTGATATGATAAAGTGCTAACTTTATTATTTAAGGCCAGCAGCCTGATCAAAACGGAATAAAAGTTGTTCTGAAATATTGTATGGCAAATATGAAATAGTACAGTCTACAGTTATTCCTGACTCGTAAGTATCTACTAAAATCTGTTCTACATTTACCCTTGGATCGTAATTTACAATATCAGTAACATTTTTAATTATAGCATCTCTAATATTATTAGTAAAAGGTTCGAATAACAAATCCCAAATAATACATCCAAAAGTTGGATCACTTAATTTTTCACCTTGGCGTATATGAAAATGATTAATAATGTCTTGCTTAATTAATTCAAAGTCATAAAGTGCAAAACCTTCACTATTTTCGTTACTACTAGAAAATCCTCTGTATGCTCGACCGCTTGTTGCTTGTTGCGGACCACTTGATACAGTTACTCGTTTATAAAGATTTTTTTCTAATGTGCTCATACTGTATTTACCCTATTACTGTGCGCCGCCGCCGTCGCCTGCAACATCTGTATCTTTTGTCTCTCCTTGTTGCGGTTCAATTTCTTCTGGTAATAACGGTATTTGTCCGTTCTTAAGTCCAGGCACTGTACCGTTTTCATTTGTTGCTTTACTAAAGTGCATAGCATCATCTAATGAACGCCAATCTCCGCCCCAGCCTAGGCCATACTTTTTACACAATGCACGTACTGCTTCAACCGGCATATCTGTTATAGGTGCGTTTGGTGGACGAGGTTTAAAGAATCCGTTTGGTCTTCCATTCATTACATTGTCAGGCCAGTTAATATCAATGGCGCCGCCGGATGCGTGTACAGACCAACTTGTGCCACTAACTGTTCTACGTTTACTGTAACCACCGAGTTTCTTAATTTCGTACCCAGTTGCTTCAAGTTCGTTAATAAAGTTTTGGAAATCATCAGCAAATACTGCTGCAACCTGTGTGCTTTTTCCAGAAGCAGATGTAATAGTAGCTAGAGGACCATCTGTTCCGTCTGGGTTAAAGGTTGCTGTTGTTTCTGCTTTGCGTCCTGGAGGTGCTCCAGTAATTCTAGGACCAGTAGTTGTAACACTTGATTGATCGTCTTGGGCTCTAATACCGTCTCCAGTTGTACCTGTAAACGAACCAGCAGTATACGCACTACTTTGAACAAGATTACTAGTTGCAATACCATCTAAGTTTTTACGGAATGAGTCAACTGTTAGTACACGGTCATTGAGTGGAAGCACACCTGGTTCTTCTCTGTCAGTTTCTTCAGGTTTAAATCCATAAGGATTAGCATTTTCATGGTGCGGCCAAGGCTCGTGCTGTGGAGCTCGTGTTAGTATACTTTCAAA